ACTTAGCAATGTCATCAGCAATTTGACTCTCGATTGCAGCTACCTTCTCAATTTCAGACTCATCTTCTACCGCATCCAAGGCAGCTTTCGTCCATGCCATAGCGTTTTCTTTGGTAACGTCAGCCCAAGGGATAAAACCTTCAGCGTCTACATTAGCTGTGAGACCAATACTTCCATACCTACGGCCTCTGTGCGTTCTACCGTCAACCACTTCGTAGTCAGACGCTTCCCAGTGAGCAGTGTTAATTGCGCCCGTAGCTATATCAGAATCTAACGCCACAATGTTCCAAAGTATAGCCATTTTATTTCTCCATCTCGTTTAATTTTAATTCTAGTTTCTCTACTTTTTGAGTCAGCTCTTTGACTGCTTCGATAAGAAGAGGTGTTAGTTTTTCGTAATATACAGTCTTGTAGTCATCACCGATTGCAGACTTGGTAACAATCTCTGGTAACACTGCTTCAACTTCCTGAGCAGAAACACCGACCTCCACGCCATTGTAATCTACGCCAAGAGCTAGGGCGGTTTCGTTAGGCGTGTAGTAATAACCGTTAAGCTGGTTAACTTTCTCTAGTGCGTTAAAGATAGTTCCCTTAAAGTCTTTAAGGCGTTCATCAGAATAGTTAGCAGTGACGTTACCTGTAGCCACTATATTGCCAACAACATGCAGAGCTTCAGCCGGTGCGGTAATGCCTATGCCTAATCTTTTAGCGCTAGTGAATCTTGCGTACTCTCCACTTTGCCCACCATTCATAACAATACTATGTCCACCACCAGTAGCGGAAGTAGCGGTTATTTGTGCTACACCGTTAAACGTCTTCAGACCTGCTAGTGAATCTGTTGCAAAGTTATTCCTTATATTGATGCCCACATACCCAGTAATGCTACATGTAGCGAATATTGTACCGTTAGAGTCAAGCTCACATCCTACAACGGTTGCATTACTAGCCGTTTTTGCTACAAGGAAATCACCCGCTGAAGTAACCCTAGCTCTCTCACCAGTGTTAGTAGTAAAGGCCATTGAGTTGTCAGCGTTGTTATAAGCAATCTTGCCTATATCAAAGTCACCAGAATCGCCAAACTGTATTGTTGCAGGGTTACTTGCTCCTGCCGTTAATCTTAAAACTGCGTTAGTGTTGTTAACGCGAACAACATCGCTGAAGTTCATCTGGCCGCTTTTTGTTTGAGCACCTGAAGTTCTTATAACAGTGTTGTCTAGAGCTATGTCGTTGGCGTTAGCCGTTATGCCGTCACCGCCAATTATGTTGAGAGTTGCATCGCCTGATTGTGCAGTGCCAGTCATGCCAGCACCCGCTATTACACTAGTAATGTCACCTGCGCCAGCGTTAGCATCAACGTAAGCTTTAGTTGCTACGTCCTGTGCGGCGGTAGGGTCACCTGCTCCAGTAATCTTGGAGGTTCCCATTGCTATTGCACCCGACATAGTTCCACCGGCTTTTGGCAGGGCAGCATTAGCGGTAGTTGTAGTGCTGCTTAAAACGCCATCTCGTGTAGCAATGTCCACGCCGTCAAAGGTACTGTTAGTAGTAATTGCACCTGTCATAGCACCACCAGACTTTGGAAGTGCCGCCGCAGCTAGAGTGCCTTGAGCTGCTGTAGCATAATCCGAAGAAGCAAAGGCTTTAACCTGTGCAAGGTTAGTGACTTCAGAATCCATTAGTGCGCCAGCGGCTGTTACGTTAGCTGTGTCCGTTACATCTGCACTAGCTTCGAAATCAGCAGAGGCAAAAGCTTTAACTTGTGCAAGGTTGGTTACCTCACTGTCCATCAAAGCACCGGCTGCTGTTACGTTAGTAACGTCTGTGACGTCTGCACTAGCTTCAATAGCGTCTAGCTTAGTTCCGTCTGTGGCTACGTCTCGACCATCAAAGGTGCTGTTGGTTGTGATAGCGCCCGTCATTGCACCTCCAGCTTTCGGCAGCGCAGCGTTAGCTGTTGCTGTAGTAGTGTTTACAGTAGTCGTGTCGGCCTTACTGTTTACTCCTGTAGCAATGTTATTAAACTCAGTAGTAAATTCTGAACCTTTAATTTTTTTAGCGGTATTTCCTGACGTTAGGCCATCTTTAGAACCAAAATTAGTGGTTACGTTATATGCAGTCATTTAGATAAATCTCCCTGTTAGAGCATGTATGTCAATTTTTTGAATAGAAAAAGGATTACCATTAATTGTTGATTCAAGCCCCACGGTTATCTCTACGCCAGAACCCGAAGTATTTATTGAGGGTTCATTAACAATGACACCCCCTGTGTACTCTGCTGCGGTGTTGTACTCTGCTTCATTAAACTCTGCGTCAGTTGCTACACCAAATGTGACAGACTGTTTAATAAAGTTATTAGAGTAGTCGTATCCCCAGTTAAAAACACAGGTTTCTCCCGCACCTCCAATAACTGTAACATTCATCTTTTTTAGAAACTTTAAGTTAGTAGGATTACCAAAGTTCTGAGGGTGACTAAAGTACTTCATCTCATAAGACTCAGCACCATCACTGTATGTGTCGTACTTTACTAAAGCTGGTTGAGCAGAGCCGTCTTTAGCTAAGCCCAGCATTAGCTCATCGTCAGCAAACACTGACAAGGCTAAAGGTGTTAAACCTCTCCAAGTAGTAGCTCTAAAAGAACCGTCCTCTAAGGGTCTTCGCACATCAAAACAATAAACAACGTCTGACTCTGGAAGTGTTAATATATAGAACGCATGTTTAGCACTGTAAGCACTTTTGATTGTTTTACCGTCACCCGCAGCAAATTCAAAGGCGACAAGCTCCATAAGGTCTGTGCGTACATTCTTACTAATATCATTAAGTGGAATAGCTTTTTCTTGTATAAGACGACCAAGAGACATCACGCCTCGATTAGATAAGAACAGCAAGTCATTACCAGTTGACTGTACAGAATCTCTAGCAATACAACCAACACCTTCAATGGTGTCGTACAGTCTAATTGTGTCAGCAGTGGTAGCGGTTAAAGCTCCACCCTGTGCTCCTACAACGTCTTGATATAAGATAATAGAACGCTTACCAAAGACAACTAAGTATCCGTTGTGTTCAGCGAGTGCAACTACAGAGTCATACCCTTGTGGCCAGACGTTAGTTAAATCTAAAGTCAACCAAGAGTTACCTGAACCATGCCAAGTGTCTCCATCAAGGAGAGCACTACCATAAATCTTGTAGTCTTGGTTTGCAACAGATGTAACCCATAGACGACCAAAGCCAGCTAATACTTCGTCTCCCTGTGGAGGAGCAGCACTGCCAGAGTCAGGAACGAGCACTAAGGCAGATGCTCCAGCTACGTACTTGAGAGGAGCATGTCCAGCCTGAAAGAAGTAAACATTGTTATCAAAAGAAGCAGTCTTCCATTTATTAGCACTACAAGAGTAGTTAGAAGGAAAAGCTATTTGAGTAAGAGTTGTAGTTCCTCTGTATATCTTTAGGTTGCCCATAGAGAAAACAGTGGCTGTCCCGTCATACGCGATAAACTCTTGTATGTGCTCAATACCTGCACTAGTGCCTAACACCGCGACACCGTTAGTAGTAATAGTACTCCAGCCTTTCCTAGCTCCAATACGACCTCTCTGGTCAATTACACAGTTCTCTGCAACATCAGCAAAGGCAGCGTTCAAGTCAACAGGAGAGTCTTGTGTATTAAGCCCAGCAAAAGCAGGAGCAGAGATTGCAAGATTCTGTAACTGTTGAGCCATTACACATCCCTCCAAATAGTCTCAGAAGGGAACCTAGCAACGTCTAAAGCGATAGCGTCAGCCAACGTAGAACGTCCTAACTGTACCATAGCGCCGCTTGACTGGCCGCCTGTCTCTCCTCTCTCTTCCATTGCAAAGCCCTGTGCAAGCTGAATAACAGCCTGAGTAGGTACGTAGAACACATCAGCATCGTTAGTGTATTCATCTCTACGTTGAACAAGGTTAAAACGTAAGTACTCTACAGCGTTAGGCTTAGGGTAGACATCTACAATAGCGTTGCCTTCGGCAGTAAAGCCGTTCCAAGTGTACTGAGTAGGAGACCCTTCTACAACAGGCTGAATAAGGTATTGGTTACTCATTTCAAAAGCAGGAATGTGCTCCATAAAACAGTTTTTAGTGTCGTTCAATACGTTCAAGGTTTTAAAAGAAGAGTTAGCTCCAATTAAGTTGTAAGAAAAAACGTCAGCTTGTGTAGTGACTGTAATAGTGGCTCTTAACGAAGACCAATCCCAAGCATCCTCCACCATACGTTTAGCGTCATTTACAAAGGTTCCTATAAGCTTAGAGTAGGAGTTTTGGTTGACCGTGGTCACCTCTTCTTCTCTCAAGCGTATAAGAACTCTGTTTACAGCTTCTAAGTATGTCATTAAATTATATACCTTTAGTTAAAAGAACTAGAAAAGGGGTTTGACAGTAAGTCTACCATTTCTTCTTTGGGTTGTTGGAATTGTTTTTTACTTAACTTCTTAGCGTCTTGTTCTGTAAGACCTGTAAGCAGGTTACCTACTAAACTAATGCCCTCATCGTGTTCAAACTGAGCTACGTCAAATAAACCACCTGTAGTACGAGTAGGAGACGGAGCACTAGTTACCTGTGGTATGTTTAAGTCTATATCAGGTAAGTCT